AGCAACCGCTAGCCAGTCCTTCATCTCGGCCCACATGTGGTCACGGTAGTACCGGCGCTTCATGTTCGGGCTATCTGCACCGAAGTTGACCTCAGTGATGTTCCTATGCCCCAACTCTCTAAGCCTGGCTGCTATCGGTCCCGCAATCCCGGCTGAGTCGAGGAAGAGCATAGCTACTGGCTGTCCATCGTACTTGGTTGAGAGCACATCGGCTAGCCTATTCGTCAATACCGCAGGATCAGCGGTCAGCTTTCCAGGGATTCGGATGGAAGGTATTGAACGAGCGTCTCTGCCTCGGCGAAACCGTATGACATTAAAGTCACTGCCGCCCCATGCAAGGTCACAACCGGCGATGAGGGGCTCATCTGGAAGCACTTCAACGCTGCGCTTCTGAGCGGCGAAGACTCTATCGCTGTCAATGAACTGAGCGTCAGAGGCATTAGGAGGAAGCCCTTGGACCCTAACCCGGAAGAAATCCGAGTCTTCCCCGTAGTCTTCCGCGTACTCCTTGACGAGCGCCTCATTGTGTCCCTCTACCTTCCTGACATCCAGAACCCAGGACTTCCAGCGATGCCGCTTGTCACCGAACACAGCATCATAGAACGCACCTCGACGCCTGGTAGGGTTGCCGAAGAGGAAGTACATGGGCTCACCCTTCGCCAAGCCTCCCTCCTGAACCTCGTGGATCGTCTCAGGAACGTTGGAATCCTCATCGTTGATGTAGAAACTCGTTGACCTTTCGCTGTGCTGTCCTGCGAACGCCTCGGAGTTCTCAGTGGCACACGTTTGAGGAGTAACACGCCATGACTCCCTGAAGCCCTTGCGGTACAAGATCTGAGTGTTGGCCTCGAACCAATGGCTTGTGATGCTCTGCTTGTTCCACCAGAGGATAGCGGCCCAAGTCTTGTCATCCAACTGGGTGCTGGTGTTGGCTGTTACGGTGCCCTTGGCGTCTCTCCGGGTGGACATGATGAAGTTGGTCAGCATGCCTGTTAAGGCACCCTTGCCTGCTCCATGGCCTGAGCTGACAGCCGCTCGGATAGGTGCAACAGGGGTGATGCCGTCGAACCGCCTGTCCTTGATCTCCTGGCCCAACCACTCCAGTACCTCACACTGCCACACCCTAGGCTCTTTGTAGGTGGCTAGGGGTGTGTCTGGTACTCCCCAAGGGAAGGCGAATCGGGCGTAACCGAGAGGATCGGCGTAGAAGTCTGCTACATTGGCATGGAGCTCAGTATCGAAGTCCCGGGCGGGGGAGCTCACTTGCCGAAGGCCCTCTTGCGGCCCGCCTCGAGCAGCGCAAGCTTTGCGGCATCCTGAATGTTCAGGTTGACTGTGCTCTCCTGCTCAGCCGGCTTGTCCAATGCCCTGTTCATGAGATCAGTAAACGCTTGGACACTCGGGTCTTTTTCCCATACCTCGATGATGTCATCATCCTGGCTCAGTGTCCCATCTGCATAAGCCTTAGCCATGTCCTCAGTAACACGCTTGAACTGGCCACCCTTCTTGTTACGTGCCATGAGGTACTTGATACCCTGAGCGTTCTTGACTTGGGCCTCGACAAGTACTTCCATGCGCTCTAGGACCAACTGCCTGAGTGCTGCGCGGGCGGCTTCCTTCTCGATTGTGGCCTTCTTTTTCGTCCCTTTGGCTGGCCCCGCAGGGTTACCACTCTTACCGGGCTTGAATGGCATAGTCGGCAATAATGGCAATGAGCATTCTATCCCTCAGCCACCAGTGTTTCCAAGCGTTTCCAAGCCAAGCGTACCTCCAATGAGTCTCCACTGTGGCCGGCGTGCCACATATCGCATTCTTTGCAGTGGTATACGTCTATCTTCATACCGTCCCACCCTTTACGGCTCTCTAGGTTGGCTTTAGCCTTGATGGCTCTCTTACGGTTACAGTGACAGACTTTACCGCTGATGCAACGCATCCCGATAGCCTATGTTGTGAAATACGAGCACTACGGTTCCGATGCCATATCCAATACGCAACACCTTCGCCCATCCGTGGTGCCCCTTGGACTGAAGCAAAGCATCAGCACTGGCAAACGCTAGGCTACTCAGGACTGGTCCCACCACTGGACCAGCCGGGGAACGATCGTTGAATGGCGGTAGTCCTCGAGTACTCCAGATGTCGGCGGCTCCTCCGAAGGCGTAGAGTAGCAGATAGGGCTTGACAACCGCAACCCGTTGCGCTTTACTAGGCTCATGAATGACCAAACCGTCGTGCTCCAAGAGCTTCGCATCCCTGCCGGAACCATAGTGACCATGAACGGTATCCCCGTTGAGTTGGTCGCGCCCACCGTCGTATTGACCAACCCGAGCAACTTCTCCCTCGCGCTGTCCGAATTGGGCCGCAAGGGTGGAGAGAGCGGCACCGGAGAGGCCAAACGCCGGGACGTGGATTACGCTGCCATGGGACGTATCGGAGGTCTGAAAGCCCAGGCCAAACGCAAAAAGCGGTAGCCGAACCCTCTCGGGTGGTACTCCCTCCTCGCAGGATGCCACCTGGGAGGCCCCAATGGCCGCTAGAGCGAAGATCGCGGTACGGATGAGCCTGAATGCCATGACTGAGCCGTTACGGGCCTACAGGACCGCCCATTTGAAGGGTAGTGGTGTCCGTTGCCTTACCCAACACGCACAACAGCCGGCCTCGAGGAACTTGGAGCGGAGGGTCAAATACCAGCAGCGACGGAGCCGCAGTATTTGCTGCTGAGCCCAGACGGATCACAGCCGCCGCAGCAGGCAGAAAGCTGGTCGTACCAGAGGCGCAACCAGCCACCGTCCCTGACTGAATCAGGAATTGCCCTCCCGTGGTCGTTGTAGACTGTGCAATGACCCAAGAGAGATAGAAGCTCTCATCCGGTTTGGGGAAGTTGCCGCATTGAGTAGACGTAGCGGCTACGTTGTCCACTGAGCAAGTCCATGAAGGATAGCCGTTCAGGACTGTGGACTGAGCATGGACGGTGGGTAGCGTGGCAGCCGTATTTAATGTGAGCGCCAATACCAGCGGCAGCGCTATACATCCAACGACCACGACGGCGGCTAGGTAATCTACAAAGCCTTCGATTTTCATGTCTTTCCTCAGTTCTCAGCAGCCGCAACCGTAGTCCCGGCGCACGTCTTCAGCGTGGTCAAATACCCATGCAGAGCCGCAATCTCCGCCCCCGGTGCCGTAGTCACCGTATTGGTGAGCTCGTGGGGATCGGTAGCCAGAGAGTAATGCTCCAATTCCCCTCCAATGTACTCTACGTATGTCCTCTGTGGGTAGGAATCTAACGGTCCAGTACGGACGGCACTGAACGTCGGAAGATCAGGAGCTACTCCCGTCGTTACCTGTGTATGGCTTACAAGGAACCTCTTCCGTGCCCAACCCCCTGTAGTGCTCGTAAGAATGGGCATGAGTGACCGTCCATCAACCCCAATGTTCGCCGGAGCACCGGCTATCTCGAGGATCGTCGGATACAAGTCCTGTAGCAGAGCCATCCCCTGCTCGGTATGAGGAACAATTCCCGGCCCGGAGATGTAGAGCGGAACCCGGATGCTAGGCTCATAGGCGGCTAGCTTCTGACTCTTGCGGTGCTCACCAAGCATGAACCCATTGTCAGACGCCAGGATAAACACGGTATTCGCTAGCTGAGTAGGCCCAAGAGCGGCAGCAATCTTGCCTACGATGTCATCCACCGGAAGAAGGCAGAGCAGCCTAGTCCGATATTGAACCTCCGACCATCCGATATCCGCAGCATCCATCGCCTGATTCTGCATAAAGGCTGGCTTGTCCGATACATCTGCCTCATTCCAACTAGGCAGCGTCCGCACGTAATTGGTCAAGATGTTAGCGATGTAGGACCACCAAGCGGCTTTGGGGCCTGTCTGGTCCCTCGGATCTGGACGTGCAACCCACCGCCAAGGATCCTCATTCTCCTGGAACCCATCCACAAGGGTAGGTCCAATTGTCCAGTCCTCCACATGAGGAGCCATCGGAGCCACATGCAGAAACAGGGGCTTGCCAGTAGCTAGACCAGCAGTCACCGAGGCCGCTGCCAGGTCACCTAGTACCGCTGTCTGGTAGTCCGCTGGAGCATGTCCGTAGTTGACCATGCTGCCGTTGTGGTTCATGGAGTAGTCGAACACGGAATAGGTGGCGTTGATCAGGGCCTTCCAGTCATCCCAGCCCGGAGGGATATACGTCGGAGAGTTGGGACCAGTCCCGTAGTTGTTCAG